AAGCCGTCCTCGCAGATCTCGAAGCTGATGTGGGTGTTGTTGGCGCTTCTGCCGCTACTCCCCACCCCGGCATGCCACCCCCTCCAGTTCCAGGGCAGTGTCTGCACCACTGCCACCGTGCCATCCGCCAGCTTGCCGATGAAGCCGTGGACGCAGGCGTTGGTACCAGTGCGGTTCCAGTCGTTTCTGTTGGGGTTTGTGCCCAGGGCAGCCAGCAGGCTTGTCCGCTCCGGCGTAGAGACAGTGGGCTGGACATACCGCCGCAGCATAGGGTTGTTGGCCCCGGTGCTGTGTACCATTACACCCTTTGGTTTGATCCTCTGCCCAGTCTTATAACAGTCGTTGGCGGTGAGCAGACAGCTCAGCAGTCTCATTCTTCCACCTCATAGATCATATCAAGTCCGTAGGCTACTGCCGCATCGTGCTCAATCTTGCAACCGCGGGCCTCCTCCCACCCCTTGCAGAAGTAGGCCGCGTGGCACAGGGACATGTTCTCTAGGCTCTTAGCCAGGAAACAAAGCGGAATCTGGACAACACCGCGTTCGTCCATCTTCTCCTTGCTGTACCACTCGTCAGTGAATAGCGTATTCACAATCTCGTAGCCTCGTTTCTTCAAGGCGGCAATTGCCTTCTCGCGGGTTGAGATGATCTCTTCGTCAGTCCTTCCAGCCATAGGTTGGCTGAGCATTGCTTTCTTCATTTTCTTGCAATCTCCCTTCATTTTTTCCATTTCACTCACTGACTTCAGGCAGCCCCGCCACGCTGGTGAGCAGGGACAGCACCCCCGCCAACACAGCGGCGGACGCCACCACAGGCCAGTCCACGGCGGACAGCACGGCGGCGGCTCCGATGGTGGCCACCGCAGTCTGGGCCATGGTCTTTACCGCCCGCACTCCCGCAGCCTTGATCCATCTCTTTGTGTTGTTACTCATATGTATTCTCCTTTCTTCTCCCCTATCAGGGGGCGCTTTCCTCGTGGGCCGCTTGGTTCAAGTGCTTCTCCAACTTGTCCAACGCGGCGGTCACCGGGCCGTTGCAGCCCTGCTCCTTCAACCCTTTTAGACAGGCCAACACACCGTAGCAGATCAGCGTCTGCTCCTTGCGGATGCCCGCCAGCTCCTTATTCTGCTTTTTATCCCGCTCCACAAACTTTACCACCCGGAGCAAGATGCCCCCCACCACCCCCAGGGCAGTGAGCAGGGCCGCAAGCTGGATGATCATGTCCTGGCTGATGGTTACCTCCATACCTTATCCTCACCTCCTAAAATATCCTGTAGTCGGGCCACTCTTCTCCAAACAAGCGGTGCCGGAGCCAGTCATCCAATATCACCGCCACCACCGCTAGGGGGATCCACAAAATGCTGTACATGACACATATCTGCCCCAATAGATTCAGCGGCAAGCCAGAGTAATCCCAAATACCCAGCCCAAGCCAAAGGTTCAGCACCACCCCGGCATAGAACTCCAAGACGGTAACCACGGTTGCGCCGATCAACCCCTGGAGCACCAGCGGCATTTCCCATGGGAAAAATTCGTTGATGCCGCCGATCAGCACAAAGCAAATCCCGCCCAGCACCGCCATCGTCCAATGGCTGTGCCCCCGCCAGATCATCTCAATCACAAAATAAGCGCCGCCTCCGCATAAAGCGAGGACGGCGCATTTCAATATCCCTTTCATCCCACACACTCCTTACTTTGCCCCCAAAGCACCGATAATGCCCTGGATCTGCCAGTTGGCGGCCTCCAAGACCTCCTGCATTTCTGCGGCTAAATCGTCCGGTAGCTGACTGCCGTACACGATCTCTCCCAACACCTGGGGATCGCGCTCCCGATTGAGCCAGACCCGCAGAAAGTTGCAATAGGTGGTCTGCTGGGTGACAAAGCTCTTGTAGGCCACATACAACGATATGATATCCTTGGCCGGGTACATGACGCACTTCCCCCCATCCTCGTGGTATGGGTATTCGGTTGCGCCCAAAGTGACCGCCGCGAACATGGAATCAATGTTCGCCTGATCATGGGTTGCCAGGCTGAAATGTTTCCTGCCGGTGGACAACTCCACATCAACCCCCGCATAGATGACCTCTTGGCAGGCCTGGGACACCATGGCCGCTTTCTTCTGGGCCAGGGTGGGCAGATCGCTCTTTTTCCATGTCAATCCCATTTTGTCATCCTCCTTACTGGAATGCCCCGGTGACAGCCGAGATGTAGCCCCCGGTGTTGGAAGCGCCCCGCTCCACCGTAACACGAAAGTTAAACGCCGCCCCATTTGCCGCCACATGGTTCTCAAACGCGATGTTTTCCCCTGATTGCACCTCCGCAGTTACATCCTGCCACACAGGACTGGGGTCCTTTCCGTTGTTGGTGGCCTCCACCTGATAGATGGCGTCCTCTGGGATATTCCCCACTACGGCCAACACCGCCACGGTGATGTCACCAGCAATCGCCAGCGGTTCTGCCAGGGTGATGGACGCCCGATGTGCCGCCTTGACAAAGCTAAATCGGGCTGTGGCGTGGGCGTATCCATCACTGACCTCCACTGTGATAGTGTGTTCCCCGTTGAGGATTTTGCGAAACTCGTTGGCATTTTCAAGCCACTCAATGGCCAATTCAGTCCCGCTGGCCACATCAGTCCAGACCTTCTTGGCCGCCCCATCCAGCTTCTCAGTCACGGTCATCGTATCGCCATCTAAATCGTTGACTGTATACGAGAAATTGAACTGCTCACTTTTGACCCCAAGGAAGTGTTCAGCTGGGGAAATGGTGGGAGCAGCTTGTTCCCGCACCATGCCGTCATCATCCACAACGAAAGAGGCGGGGAGGGTAAAAACGGGACGGCATCCATGTTCTGACATGCCATCGGCTCCTGCGCTTTGCCCCCCGCCATTCGCGACCAATATATGATCGTTGCCTATACTGCTTGTACGGGTCCATTGAGCCACCGCTGAACCATTTAGCTCGGCAATCTTGAGTATATCAGCTACAGGTAGCTCTGTGCCGTCATACATCAAACCTGTTTTTTCTATACCTAACTCTGTTGCGGAAAGTAAGAACACAGAACGGCTCAGAACATAGCTAACATTTGCACGGGGAAGGTGGTAAAACTTAGTTGCTCCTAAAGCAGCCTGTATATTTTCGTCCAGCATGGCTAAGTAATTCCCATTGAGCCATTTGCTGATGATACTATTGCCATACACGCTGTTTTCAGGATAGCTTGATACAATCCCCCACTGAATCTGGCTATGACAGTCCTTACGCACCAGCAAAGTGCGCCCTGGTCCGTTCAGCTCGCTTTCGTAATCGTGCTTGGCAACATAAAACTCAACCGGCGCACCGTTCTCGTTGAGTTTGACAAGACTTCCATGCTCTTTTTTTCCCAACCGTGTCACTGCCACGATATATCCCCCCCTTAAAACTCAATCCTGGCCAGCGCCTGATTCCATACGCCGGCTGCCTCCACCCCATCCAGACTGGCGAATGTGACCGAGAACGCATTGTCAGTGACATTGGTACTGTGTTTCAGTTCCAGATGTTTCAAACGCAGCTCCACATCCTCGACCGCTAACTGTATGGATGGGTGCGCCTCCAGGTCCATGTTGTGATCCCTGATGTATGCCTCCACATCCGGCCCAGGGACGTTGATAGTTCCGATACCCATTAGGGCGTACCCTGGGCGGCGTCGCCAAAGACCACGTCCAGCACGGCATTGACCTCATCCTCTGTGGCAATTTCAAGCCCCGCCAGCTTGGCCTTGTCCTCGTCCGTGTAGTCGTTGGTGGACAGGTCCTTGCCAGGTGCCTTTTGGACATAGCCGGACAGATCAACCCCAGTGTCCCCAATCCGCTCCACCTTGCCTCCAATCACCATGTACTCATCGTACTCGTTGCCGGCCTCCGCGTTTGCTTTGGGCACCATGTAAATGTACTTGTCCGCGTCCTGGGCGGTCAGGTCAATGGCGTCTGCACTGGCCACGATGATGCGCTTCAGGTGCCCCTGTCCGCCCCCGGTGGGTAGGGCGTCCACCCGCAGGCTCAGGGCTTCCAGCGCCTCCTTGGTGGCGTACTTCGCCTTGGCTCGTTGCGCCAGATTGACCAGGGCTTGTAGGTTGGTTACTTTGTTGTTCATGGTTTTCCCTCCTGTGTTATTTATGGTTTTTTGATTTGTACACTGCCATCACTGCTCACCACAGCAGTGGATGGCAGACGGAAAGCCGGTACATAGTATTTGGCGGCATCACAGTAGATATTTTGAATCTGGGTTGCGGACATGATGCCATACATGGTGTCGGAGCTAGTGGGATTTGCCGTCCGGGTCAAGATGTTTTCACCTGGCAGATTGGCCAACAGAGTGGGGGCGATCGGCAGCGCCGTCCCGTCAACAACACCGGCCTTGCTGTTGCCGTACTCCATAGCAGACAAAATGAACACCCAGTTGGCCGATGTGGTGACAGACGTGCTCCCACCCCCCACCGTGTGACGGATGGAGGTGATGAGGATGGCGTTTCTCACGTCTTGATCCAGCTGGCTCAAATACCCGGATATCCCATCGTTGAGATAGGGCAGGATTGTATTTTTGGAGTATAAATTGTTGCGAGTGGCCGCCCAAGCCCTCTTGCCGTGAGGCTCCTTGCGGAGCAGCAGCGTGCCGCCGGCGCTGTTCAATTCCTCCTCGTAGTTCTGGCTTGCCACAAGGTACTCCACCGGGGCGCTGTTCTCATTCAGCCTGACCACATCACCCGGTACCAACTCGCCCAATCTCTTTTGAGTATTCCCGGTGTCACCACCGGTTCCGCCGCCACAGCCGCATCCACCGCTTTGCTCCAGCGCCTGTACCCGCTCCTCCAGCTGCTCCAGCGCCTTGATCCGCTCGACCATCGCGGCAGTATCATCCAGCATCGTCTGATAGATAGCCCCAAGGGTATCGACAAGGTCAGGGTGGGCGTTGGCGTCTCTGTTGTGCATTTCAATACTCCACTCCACCCCACGGCATTTTTCCAGCTCCGTTGAGACTCGTGCCATACCGTCTACAAACCCCGCTAGGGGCACCAGCTTATCTTCATAGTTGCCGGCCATCTTCGCCGCCTCCTTTCTCTTCAAATGCTTGGTCTAAGGCGGCGTTGACCTCGTCCGGCGTGGCAATGGCCTCCCCCAGTGCTCCAGCGGCGTCAACGGATATGGTTCCATCCTCCTCCACACCCACACCGCTGCCAACCTTCACCCCGCCCAGACGGTCTGCGCTGGCTACAGGCAGGGTGTAGCCTGTTCCAGTACCGCTCCCGGCCCCCTCACTGTACAGCTCCACTGAGATGGCGATGGACTTGGCCCCGATTTGCTTGCGCCCCCAAACTCGGATGCAGCCATCCATTGTCTCCACCGTGGGTAGGATCTCCATCGCCCTGACATACGGCATATCCAGCACCTTTTTGATAATAACCCTTGCACGGTGCCACTCCCTGCACCCCTCCACCGGGACATCCTGATAGTAGTATCCTGTGGGGGCGTCACTTTCCACCCACGCTTGTTTGCCTCCCATAATGAACGCCTCTACTATAGTTGGCCCTATGGATAGGTTGGATAGCGCCTCCTGGATCTGCTCCCGCAAATCCTGGATATCCCCAATTGTGGCGATAGCGGCGGGGTTTACCTCCAAATTCACATGATCTGCATTTCCAACTGTTGTGACAAGCTGTATATAGGCTCCAGAGACAGTAATCCCATTATAGGGCGGCATATAGCAGCTCCCCGATGTTTCCACCGCGATAGCATACAGGATTTCACCCTCATCTGGGTCAAGGGCATACAGGCCCAATGCCCTCATGTGATAGCCAACGGCCAATTCGGTATTTGTAAAAGCCGCTTCCACTTTTACAGCAACTTCATTTGTCCGGGTCTTGCGGGACACCTCTGCTTCCTGCATTATCCCACTCAAGCTGTCCAGGCCCTCCAATTCATCCACCGTATATTTTGCATCTGAAGCGGCAATTTTGGTGAAATCAACATCATTTGCAGTACCAGCAAGCACTTTCGCAATTAAGGCCAGCCCCTTTTGGTTAATGACTAATTTAGAAAACTCAGCCACTGCTCTTTCACTCCTTTCTCATTGCCTTACATCTCAATTATTTTGACTTTTGCCGCGCCCCCAGCAGTTCGGCCGACCTTAGAAAAATCATCCGTTAAAACTGCCAGGGCAGAATTTACAATACCAGCCCCCATAGTCGCAGTGGCGTCTAACGTGAGAGTTTCTTTATAATCGTTGGTAATAAAAAACATATTTACCGTACACACGCCGCCAGCAGCTAGGGCCACCCCTTCTGACGCACACAATAGACGGTTTTCAGCCTTCAGCGCGATATTGCAAGGGATAATATTCTTGATTAAGTATTCTAGCCCTTCCATCTGGCCACTTGCGCCCCATTGGGTCACGACTTTTAACAAATAGGTTCCCGGCTCAATGGATACATGAAATGGCTCGCCGCCGGAAATGGCTGTTAGCATCCGAACAAAAACCCGGAAGGTGTATGGGACAAAGTTGTTTAACTTTGTTTTAATCCGCACCCGTCTGGCTTCCAACGAGTCAGTTCCCTTGGGGAAGATATTCAGCATCTTTTCCCATCGGCTTAACCCATAATCCAAGGCGGTATCCACAAACTGGTTTGAAAAAACTTCTTCTTGCGCGTCCCAGGCCAATTCAAATTCTGGCTGTTCCCCAGTGGCGATCCCCTGTATTTCCGCAAATTCCCGGACGACATAGGGATAATAGTTGATTAACTTTCTTTCCATAAATTCACCCATTACGCCCCGGCAATCGTGGCCGTTTCCGCTGTTATGACTCCAAGTGCTGGGATAGTATCCAAGGGCAAATTATAGTTAGCGGCTGTATTGTTAATTTTGGTGTTGGCAACGTCTAAAACCCCAGGAACGGTTAACAGGCGGCTTTCAAGCTGACTGATCCGGATCACTAGGCTCTCTTCTTGATCCGCCCACCCTTTGGCCAATTCCAGGAAATACCCGTTCACAACTTCTTCTACATAGGGCCTTACATCATCCCACGTCCATCCCCGTTGATAGTACAGTGAAAAAGCCAAATTCACTGTTTCCAGGACTACTGGGAATACTTTCACCACATGGCCGATTGGAGCAACGCCCACTCCTTCCCCAGCATTCTGCGTAGGGTCTATGACCGTTTGAACAGTATCAACCAGCGTGTCAGAGGGAACAGAAAAGGCGCTGTCAATGATCACCAGTTTGACAGTGCCGCCCACGGTCAAGAGGTTATTCTTTCCAGCACTATATATCACTTGTAACCATGTCAAGACGTTGGGTGGAACGTTAGACAGGTTTTCCACCCAATCCTTCACTTCTTCTGATGGAATCAATTCAGCTGGGGGAATATTGCCGTTCCAGGCGGGGTAAATTTTTACCCCACCTACACCGGGGATAGCGTTCACCTTTTGTAGATAGTCCGCCCGGTTTCCTCCAAACGCCTGAAGGTTCAGGCTGTCAAAATACCGTTTGCGGAAAGCCTCCGTATCCTCCTCATTCTCCCCAGGGATTAACCGGGCTGTGATTTGGCACGTTTCCAACCCTTCCACATACTCAATGGGAATGACTGTCCTCCCATAATCGTTCCCGATTTCCCCAAGGGTTTCACAGGTGATTTCATACACCCCGCCGCCCTTATCCTTGGAAACGTAGTAATTCAGTTCCCCAATGGAAAACCGTTCTCCCATAGAAAGGGAGAGGTCAGCCGGGGTGATCGTCATTTCCAACACGGCGGGGGAGGTCAGCCGTGGTGATCGTCATTTCCAACACGGCGGGGGTGGCCGGGGTAAGAGCAAGGCCCCGTTCTTTGGCCCTCAAAATCAAATATTCCCGGCTTGCCGTGTCCGCAAAAGTTTCCCGTAACACGGTATCCAGGGCGATATAAAGGTTTTGCAACTCTACAGCGGCGGGGGCTTGCCCATACCACAGCAGAGAACCTTCCCTGCTGTCAAGATTTTTATTTGACGCAAGCACCCGATCCATCATCCGTTTTATCAAGCCTTCATATGTGATATGTTCATACATCAGATTTCCACCGCCATTTCCGTATTGATACCACCAAAAATGCTGACCACTGTGAAGGTAGTCAGCACTTTCTTTTTGTTCACTTTAAACTGGAAATTCTCAACAGCTGTGATCCGATCATCCTGTAAAAGCGCTTCCCTAATCCTGCGCTCAATTTCCGGGATACAATATTCAGGATCCTTCCCAATCAGATTGTGTAGTTCCACCCCATAACTCCAAGAGTGAATCAACCAAAAATACCGTTCTGTATTCAGGATCAGGAAAACGGCCTGTTCCACAGCCTGGATTTGATCAATCGTCCCGGTAATTGCCAGTATATCATGGTTCATTTTAAAGGTTCTGCTGGGCAAGGTTGTAAACACAAAATCTTGCCGTAAAGCGTCCCCAGTTTGCGGGATCATAGCCATTCCCCCTTCAATTCTGGTATGGGTCTAATCCGGTCTAATACAACAAACCGCTTCCCGCCCTGTATCCGGCTCAACAGCACCCAATCCCCTTTAATCAAGGCATTATGTACCTTGAATTTTTTCTTGCCCTTGTAATCGTGATTATGGGACGCAAAGGCCGGATCACCGGAACCACCCGCCCGATTTAGCGTGATATGGCTCACCGTCATATCAACTTCAAAATCAGTTACATTCCGGGTTAGAACCAGCATTTTTTCCGTGTATATAGATTTTTGATCCACTTGGATTTTCAGCGGAGAAACTGAAATCACTTGCCCAAATAACAGGTGAACCGGCTTTTGGGCTTCCACGGCTTCCACCGCGGCCCGCTTCACCACTTCAACAGGGTTAGGCAATAAATTCGCCCCCAATTAAGGATAAATCCATCATGTGTTCTCCCCCCCTGAAAGTATGGGTTACTTTCTCCACAACCAAAAATTGATTGGCGATCATGTCACCCAAATTCAGGGATACCATAACGGCGCTCCCAGCCCGAATATCAGGACGGCCAAAAGCGTTCTTTACAGTCAGTTTCCGGGTTTTTTGATTATATAGGCCCAATAGGGCATCCGCTTTGGCGGCGGCTCCGGTGGCGCTCTGGACTTGTTCAAAGTATTGGAGAACTCCCCATTGGTTCATGTTTCCGCCGTCCTGGGCAATATACAATTCCCGTTTTCCGGTGGCTTCGTTGTTGAAGGCCAGCTTGATTTTGTTATAGGTCTGTTCATCAATGCTTGAACTATAATCAAAATTTTCAGCCGTTTCAGCGTCAATAAGCAAATCCGTTTTCAGGGAATTGATATTTTTCAGGGCCAGGCTTCCACAATCATCGTAAAGGATGAACAGTTGTTTGGTTTGGCGCAAGGTTTCATCAAGGGCATTTTGCACCATATCAAACAGGGTTTGGTTTTCCTCCACAATAGTTTCAAAGGTGTATCCGGTATCTTCCACCGTTCCAAGGTTCAGCCGGAAATCTGTTGCAATCCGTTTCAGCAGATCGGACGCTTTCAGCCCTTCTTCCGTGATCGTGTCTTTGTTTTTCAGATACCGTAATTGGTCATAAGCGGTAACGTCAATGGTGCCGCTCTTGTCCCTCGATTTAGTAAATACAAACCCATAAAATATGGAAGTCCCGTCCACGGTCAACTTTACCGGATCGCCCTCTTGGAAATTCAAGGCGGCATCCTTCACAACCGTAAAGGTTAGTTTGCCCGGGGTTCTTTTCCGTTCAAGGGTCAATTTGGCCCCTTCCTCAACTGCGGGATATTGGATAGACAAACCATGTTGGATTAGGATCTCAACGGCCAGATGGATCACCCCCCTTCAGGACGGCAAGGTCAAAGATTGATCGGGATAAATCAAATTTGGGTTTTTGATCTTATCCTGATTTAGTTCATAGATTTCCTTCCACCGGGAACCGTCCCCCAACTCTTTCTTCGCGATATTCCACAAACAATCCCCCCTTTTTACGGTATAACTTGCATTTTTAGGGGGCTGGGACGTTCCACGGGGAGGCGGCTCCACTGTAGCGGTGGCCGATTGGGAAGGGGCCGGGGGTGGGGACAGCTTGACGGTTTTTGTGCCAAAGGCCCGATATTGAAGTAATTTGATAGATACACCAATATCCATGCCTTCCTTCACATCATCCGTGATTTGGTAATCTTCCAGCCCAACAGTTAAATTGGAATAGAACAGCGCTGCCCCGGAAGGGCAGCTTCTGTTAAGTATCCATTGGAACGGCGCTTTGCTTTTTTTCAGCCGTTCAAACAGATTTAAATAGGTTTGGGCCGATTGTGCGCCGCCGTTGGTGAACGGATAGGCGGATTGGGGAAGGATCATGTCAAAGGATACGTCCGTCAAGGCAGCCTCCTTCAGGATGTTGATTTCCTCCCCATTGATCAAGGTCAAGGTCTTATTCTGATTGTTGATTTTCACCTTGACCTTGGAGGGGGTAATTGGCATCAGCACTCCATCCAGGTACATTTTGTAAGCCATGGCGCATCATACCCCTTCCCCAGAAATATCTAGCTTTTCCGCAAAGTCAGCCGTCCAAGCGTCCATGATCCCATCCAGATCAGTGTCTTTTGAAATATGGTTTTCGTTGTGTTGCTCAACAGTGATTTGGGCGGTGGTGTATCGATTGATTGCTTCCCGCTCCGCGATGTCCATCAGATACTTTAAATCCTCTTCCGCAACATCAAGGGCATCTGCCATCTCTGCTGTATTTGCGGCGGTGTCCCCGGTGTTTTGGTGAACCTTATCAAGGGAAGTGCCTAAATTGTACGGATCCATATCAAATTTAGAGGTATCAAACAACCCGGAAAATTGGTCGGCAATTCCATCACCGAAAGAAGCGCCGGCTTCAAAGGCATCCCCATAAGCCCACCGCTCAATGTGCAAGTCCTCACCGCTGATTTTGGCCATAATTTCTTCCCCTTGCCCAAAGGTTTCATCAACCCATCCGGACAGGGAATCCCGCCATCCCTGAACCGCCCCAGCCAAATTAGAACCAAAAATGGTATCAATGGCGCTTGCTAGGGCTTGAAGCAGGGAGAGAACCGTATCAACCAAGTCAAAGAATAACCGAGCCACAGCTCCCACAGGATCAGTGAACACATTTGCAAAGAAATTGGCGAAAGCGGCAATAAAATTCCAAAGGATTACAAAAATATCAATCAAAAAATTGATCATGGAGATAAACAGGTTCACGATGAACGCGACTGCAGCCATGAACAACCCTGTAATGGTTCCAAGAACGGAGTGGGTGGAAGCCCCCCATATATCCATGGCCCGGACAACAGCCACAATAGCGGCTACAAGGGCAATTACGGCAATGACAATCCACATGATAGGGCAAGCGGCAAGGGCGGCATTTAGGCCATCTTGGGCGGCAACCATGGCAATAATAGCCGCAGTTTCCAACGCACTTGCAGCGGCGTGGGCAGTCTTGGCCCCAATTGTTTTCAAGGTGGTTAGCCATGCAATCCCTTGTGTGGCGTTATATACCACCAGGGCCGCAATCAGTCCCCAAATTAGCGGTTCAATCCAAGACCAACTATCTACAATCAGAGATGCACCACCAATCAACAAATCAAGAACCACCGTGGCAACGGAAGCAACAGCGGCAAGACCATTCAGAACACCGTTAATAACACTCTCAAATCTGGAACTGTTGGCAATTTGATTGATTTTCTCCAGTATAGGTGAAAAAATTACAAGTGCCTTGTTTTGCATGGATGTCCATATTTGTCCCCAAGTCATAGGCATAGTTTCAAACTTTGCATTTGTCTCATCTGCCGCCGCAAACATGGCGTTTTTCACCACTTCGGCACTGATCAAACCTTTTTCAGCATATTCTTTGATAGAACCCTCTGCCACGCCCATATACTGTTCAATGGCTCTTGCAATGCCAGGGGCATTTTCTAGAATGGAATTCAGTTCTTCACCCCGTAAGGCCCCGGCCCCCATCGCTTGGGTTAGCTGAAGCATGGCCGCAGACTGACCCTGTGCAGTGGCACCGCCAATGATAAATTGCTTATTGACTTGCTCCATGAAACCAATTAATTCATCGTTCCCGCTGAAGGCAGATTTGGCATTTGCCCCCATGCTTGCAATTGCATTGGCAGTATCAAAATAGGAGGCCCTGGAGCGCTGAGCAGAAGCCATAATCTTCTGCTCCAGTTCAGACGCAGACCCTCCATCGTCCACAATCAGGTTCAATCTTGCCTTGGTGCTTGCCAGTTGGTCAGACACTCCTACAATCTGTTTCAGGCCCACCATACCACCAACAGTAGCGGCAATCCCAGCAAATTTCCTCATCAACCCATCGGCGGCAGAATGCCCCGCCCGGATATTCCGATTCAAGCGATCCTGTTCCTGCCCAGCCTGATTGATTTCTCGTTCAACCTGATCAAAAGCGGCGGCAGCTTTGGCAATATGGTTTCGGGCATCATCAATGGCGGCGGTATCAATGGACTCTCCAGAAATTCGCTCCATATTCTCCATTGTGTTGATCAGGATACCCATAGCACTTGTGATGTTTTTCAGAGGCCGGGTCATATTGTCTTGAATCCCCAACACTGTTTTAATACTCGCCAAAGTTACTCGCCCCCCTTCCCACAGCCATGAAAATGCCGTCCCCCGTTAGACAGGGAACGGCATTACACAGTCATTGAGTTTTACAGTTCAACACATCCAATTTGTTCTTCCAACAATGGCCGAAAACGCTGAATCAAGTCTCTTGCTTGCTGTGGCGCATACGTCTCAAAAGAAAGATACTCCAAGTCCCCAGTTTTTCCATGATATGTGATGATAAAGTAATATTCGATTACCCTGGATGTTTTTTCTTTCGCCCGTCCACCGACCATCGCGCCCAACGGTCCAAATAACACTGCGCCGCCTACAGCACCGCCCACGCTGCTCACATAGTTCTTTTGCAGCTCAACACTGGTAGTAAGCTGCAAATCTGTAACTTTTTGATAGTCTAACCGGAAAGAGTTCCCTCCATTGCTGATCGCCACACAGTCCGATTCAAATACCAGTGTACAGTCCACACCTTGGGCAAGGGGGAGACCGGCCATGTGCTTTCCAGAGAGCGTACGTGACGCTTTCTCTTTTGATGCCGCCATGTGCTCTTTTCGCCGTTGCTTCTCTTCTTTTGGTATTGTTCTCCGCAAAAGTAGAACCAAACCTACAATACAAAAAATAATTGCTGGAAATATCGGCTCCATATTTCCGGCGGGAATCTCCACCACAGCCACCAGGATCGCGATGCTAATCATCATCCCGCCAATTATTTTCCGCACCATATTGACCACCTCACTAAAATTTATTGTTTCATTATAGAGGGGGCGTAACGATATTGTCAATGTTTCCGGCGCTGTTTCCGTTCAATTTCTTTCTGCTTCTTCTTTTCCCGCTCCACCCGGATTTCACAGGCCCCAATAATAAAGACCCGTTCTTTCCGGGGCAGGGCGTAAAATTGGGAAGGGGTCATGTGAAGTTCATGCAAACAGTAATAGCAGATTTGCGCTTCACCGTCCCCTTCCCTAATTAGTTTTTTACCTCGTCAACCTCGTCCTGAAGGGTTTTGTCAAACCCACACACCTCCTGAATTTTGGTCAGGTAGTCGGCATATTCGCCGGGGGTCAACATGGCCTTCAACAGCGCATCCCCGCCCATCACCTTGTAACTGTCCTGAAGTTCCTTGTCATTCAGGTTGGGGAATACCGTACAGGCCACGGCCAGCTTCCCAAGGTAGGCATCAGCATCAAGTTCCCGCTGGAACTGATTCTTCTTGCCGGGAACGGGAACCCGCTTGGTGCAAGCCTTACGCAAGGCTTCATCCTCGGTGCTGGAAATGGCCTTGATTTCCCATTCCATAGGCTTCTTGTCAGGGGACAGAAAGCGGTGGGAAGCCGCAAACTTGATGTTTTCCACGGGAAGGGCGTTTTCAGCCAAAAAAGCGGACAGTGTACCCATTTTTTCATTACTCCTTTTTGAAAGTTGATTTTCAAAGAAAAATCCCCGGCCCACTTTTCACGTGGGCCGGGGTTGCGGCTCTTACAGCATACCAAGCAACAGCTTGAATTCCTCCGGTATATCGAAATCTTCAAAGGTGAAGTCCATATCTTCATCCAAGTATTCCGCATCAGCGTCAAACTTGGCAAGAAGGCCCCCATCAATGTTGCAATCCTTCAGAATTACGGTCTGCCGCCCCACTCTGGAAGTGGGGTCAGAATTGGTGATCTGAATGTCAAAGTAGACATCCTCGCCGGTGTCCTTGTAACGCTTCATCAACGACCGGAAGATGGAAGTGTTGTAATGGAAAGTGGCGGAACCTGTACCCTTCCAGCCGGTGGCCTTGTTGCCCTTGCCGGTCTTGCCCAAAATGGGAACTTCCGTCTTGTTTTTCTCGAAATTGGCTTCAAGGGAAATGGCCTGCATGAAATTATACCGGTTCCCCTCAATGGTCACAAAACATTCCGCCAAGGAAGCGGAAATGGTGTCCTTTGCCGCCATCACAGTTGCCATAGCTTATTCACCCCTTTCTTACTGAACCCAAACGGTCATGTAAAGCTGGGCCATAGCGTTGACGGGGGTAACATAGTCGTTCACCGCAACCGCCTTCTTGGTGTCGCCCTGCTCCACCGTTACATTGTCACCGCTGAAATTTTCAATGGCCCGAATATCTTGAAGTTCTTTATGGTGCTTCACAATATCGTTCCACAGGCTGATCCGCCCCGCCGCATCATTGGGAACCTTGCCAAGATACTTCTTGGCGAACAGAACCGCAATATCATTGGCGATCTGATCCAGAACCCGGATCGTCTGATTGCTGGAAAAGTCAGCGGATTTTTCGTCCGTAACGGAAATGAAGGTGTTCACATCCTCCAAAACCACCGTGGCCCCGTCAACGGTGTGGAACATGAAGGAACCTTCCTTAATCCCAGCTTCAAGCTGGGTTTGGGTGTACTTAGTATCGACTTCATATTCTCCATCATAGGCCATACTGGTTGCGGATTTGTTGACAGCGGTTCCCGCCACAACGCCCGTAACCCAAGGGATCAAGGCGGGATCAGCAGGATTGGCCTTTAGGCCGTTTTTCACACTCACCACGCCTTCAAAATCTGCAAGGTTGCGAAATACCGCACACTGGAACTTCTTGCCCACATCATCCCGCATCCGCTTACAGAAAGCAGAAAACAGGCCGGTGATAGTCGTATCAGCGGATGGGCAACCCATAGCGTTGAAGGTGTAGCTTTCCGCCTGATCAAGATACACCTGATAGGCGGCGTTCTCCACCGCTCCATCCTCTCCACCTGTCAGGGGGGTGGAAGCGGTCAGTTCCAAAGCCCCACTGGTGCTCCAGTTCAGGAAATCATTACCTACAAGATCAGTGATCTTGGCAACCCCTTCCTGATAATCTACCTTGACGGTGCCAAGGTAGGTGGACACATCGAACAGCGGGGCGGCTTCCGTGGCGTTTTCGTTGGCTTCCACCACCACACGAAGATCATTCCCACGGGTGCCGGGGTGCTTGGCCGTGGCGAACTTGTTTGTGGCCTTCTGCCCATCGGCGTTCAGGCGAAAGAAATGAACTGTCTTGGCGTGTTTGAAAATCTCCCGCATGGGCTTCAGCACATCTGCGGTGTAGTCATAGCCAAAGATTTTCAGGCTGTTTTTCAGGAAATCAGCCAATTCCACGGTGAACATTTCACCTTCAGGCCCCCAACTCATAGGAAGGGGCAGGGTAGCAATACCCCGATCAGACAAGGTGGCGCTTGCCTTGGCAACAGAAATGAAATTCATATATGCACCGGGCAAAACCTTGTTTTGGGTCAAAAAAGTACCACCACCAAGGGCCATCTTACTTCACCTTACCTTTCTTCATAAAATTTTGGATCAGGCCATCGACCTGATCCAAGGTATAATTCTCCCCATCCTTCAAAAGCTGGGTCAGAAGGTCACGCCTGTTGGCGTACCGCTTGAAGGTCAGGATATGTGACTTGCTGAAAGTGGCCGGGGCCGGTTTCGGCTCCATAACAGCTTCAACCCCAACAGTCACTTGGGTTTTTGTTCTTGCCATAGGCGATCATCCTTCCGTTGTCCCCACATCTACCGCCAAAGTTTCCATTGGCGTGTTGTCCGTGGGCTTGATCAGTGTCAGGTTGTAATTCACAAAAAAGTGAAGCACACCATCCACCACTTCATAATTCATTCCGGTTCCGTGGACAAGATCACCATTGGGAAGGGTGATGAACTCCAAGGCTTCCATCAGTTCCAAGGCCACAGTGAACATATCCCCGTTATCCGCCCCATCCCGTGGGAAATAGCGAATATCCAGCGGGTTCCGGTTGATGTACCGCCGCCCAATCAGCGGGGTCAGTTCCGGGTTCAAAACGGCCAGAAAAAAACAGGGCGGCTTGAACCCCTGCTTCACATCGTTCTGATAGAATTTGTACCGGATCCCAAAGGTGGCGTTCAGCTTCATGGAAACGCCTTTGATAATTTCATTCAGCATCCAAACACTCCTTCAGGAATTGATACAGCTTCCGTTCCAAAATGGCCGGGGCCTGTTGCTCCAATTCTTGGGTGGATATGGTCAGCATGAACCGCCCTTCCACCCACGGGCTTTTCAGCACCATCCCGCCGTCTGCGTCTGGGTCATACACGAACCGTTCACCCTCCCAGTAGCCGGGGATGAACCGCCCCGGCTCTTGCCGGTGTCCATACTCCACATAGGACGCATAACGAAGATTATTGATCACGACCACAGTATAATGATCCCCGCGACGGCTCACGGGCATCACCACCCACGCATCCCGTAAGGTGCCATAAACCACAGGGGTTCTTTTCTTCACCTTGGAAAGCAAGCGCCCTGCCAGGTCTTTGGCAGCTTGGGTGCAAAACGCATCCAGTTCAACCTTTGACAATCGTTCCAGTTTCTTGTGAAGGTCTTTTAGTTGCTTGAAGTCTGTTTTCCCCCACCGTTTACTCATTAAGCATATCCCTTGAATTCCGTTAGAAGAATTTCCTGATGGTTGGTGAACACCCCGGCAATCCCGGATTTTGTAAAAGTGAACTCCCGTTCAAGGCTGTTGAGCCGCTTCACCACGATTTTGCAGCCGGGGGTGATATCCACATCCGGGGTCAGGAACAGCTTCACGGCTTGGGCGGCAATTGGGACTTCATCCCCGCTGTTAGCGGTTAGGGTTTCAAAAGACAGCTTGCAGGGCTGATCTTCAAGAAGCGGCTTTTCTTCAAAATCAGTCAGGTGGGTGGCGGGATCGGTGGTTTCCTCTTGGATATACACCCAACACCGATCCCGCCACATCCGTTCAAGGGCTTTCCGGTGAGTCATTACCACACCATCTTCCTGTAACGGTAGATTTCACCAACCCGCCCATTGATCAGAAAATCAATCAGGCTGTCCAACCGCTGTTCTGGAGTGTAACTCCCATCCCCAACGGAAAAAACCGTGTTGGTATCCCCTTCCTGAATCTGTTTAATTGCCGCTTCTTCCAGTTCAAACCCTTCCAACTGCCCGGAACCTTTCAGCATAGACAGAAATTCACCCGCCGCCATCTGAACGGCAAGCCCAACCAACCCTTCAGGAACTTCCTGAAGGTTGGTCAGGTTTTTAATCCGCCACTGAACCTGATTGATCACCAAATCCAACAGCGGATTTTCAGCGGCCCCCGCCACGCCAAGGGCCGCAAGCAAAGTTACAACATCTTCCCGCAACGGGGTTCACCGCCTTTCCATCAAGCGGCGGTAATCTCGAACCAACCGCTGGTTTTGGGGTTGTCGCCTTCAGCGGGTTCCACCTTCACATAGCCCACACCGGAAGCCTTGTAATAGGTCTTTCCTTCCGTTACGGCGGTGTCGGTGGTGGCCTTGGCGGAACCGGTGACGATCATAACCGCCTTGGCTTCATTGGTCATGGCCGCAAGGTAATACTTGCGGGAATAGACGGTGGAACGGCGGATGTTGCCTTCACGCTCCTGTTCCACTTCCGTTCCCTTTTTGTTGAACACGGTCACGGCTTCCTTGGTGGCAATAACCACCTTGCCCTTGGCGGCATCCTTCTTGGTGTAGATGTTGATACCGCCCACGGTGCCAACATAACCCTGTTTGGCAAAGGCTTCCACATATTTCAGATCGTCCTTCAGGGCTTTCCGAAGCGCCGCCATATCAGCAGGATTGACGAAGCCGAAAATGGTCACGCCTTCCAGATTTTCAAGGTTCAGCATAGCAGCACCATCCACGAAGGCATCAAACCCAAGGGCCGTGGTTACAACGGTCAGGGTGGCTTCATTGAAGGCGGCGTAAATATCGGCGTTGACGGTGTTGAACAGATCGGTTCCAGCGTGGCGGGTTCCGGTGGTGATCACCATAGGATCAGTCATGGCTTCCTCGTCATAATACTGGAAACGGTTCTGCGCCAGAAGAATCCGGTATTCCTTTTCGGTGTAACCGGCTTCAATGGTCTTGGTGTTGCCCACGCCCATCTTCAGCTTCTCGGTGCCATCGGTGGCCTTGTACTTGTGAATCTTGCGAACCATGCCAGCGGTGCCGGTCAGGGCATTGTCCACGGTGCAGAAGGACAGAAGATCAAGGTGGGAATTGTACTGATCTTCAATTTCGTTGGACAGGAAAAAGTTGTCATACAGCGTATTAGGCATTACTCGTTACCTCCATAAAGTTGTTTGTATTCGTCAGGATGATTGACGGAGAAATCCAAGCGTTCAGTGGGGGAAAGCGCCCGGAACTTCTCAATGGTCATTTCCGTAGGGTCACCGGCAGGATCACCCTTTTCAGCGGCCTTGGCTCCCTTGAACTTCTTTTCCGGGGCTTTGTCAAAAAGAAAAGCCGTGTCCTTGCCCTCTAACAGCTTTTTCACTTCATCATCCAGCCCCTTCACCGTTCCATCCTCGGCGATTTCAGCCTTGCTGATAAAGTCAGCCATCAGCGCCCGAACAGCGGTGTTGTTCTTGGCCTTGGCGGTAGTCAGGGCCATTTCCACGGCGCTTTCAATCCGCTGGGCCTTCATTTCCGCTTCATGCTTTTTCTTTTGCTCGGCGTTGTCGGCCTGAAGATGGGTGATCTGATCCTGAAGGGCTTTGGTGTCACCGGAAGCCTGTTTCAGCGTTTCAAGCTGGGCATCCCGTTCCGTGATCGTGGCCTTGGCCTTGGTCAATTCGGTGTTTACCTCATTGAACCGGGCCTTGGTAACAAAGGAACCGTTCAGGCCCTCCATTACCTTTGCGGCCTGTTCTTCAGTCAGGCCCCATTCCAACAGCTTTTCTTTGGTCATTTAGTATTCATCCTTTCTGGTTTTCCTTTTTTACCGTGGGTCAGGAACCACGATTTTGAACCGTTTGCTTTACCGCCCACACGGTTCCAACAGGCGAAAATGGTATGAAAAAAGCATCACGCTAAACATGCGCGATGCTCTAATCATTGTATTGTTCAAACTGTATACCGTGATCGTCAGGATATGGCTTATTATGAATAATTTTTTCTGACAAAAGGATTTCTTTAGGAATCCCATCAGGAAACGCCTTGCAACGAATCTTACCTTTTATCCTTCCCTGAAAATGTGTACAATCAAAGCAAGCAGAAAGGACCCCGAATTGTGGATCCCACCACCAGCGCGGATCACTATAAGGAACTGGAAAGCGTTTTTTCATTAAACCTCCTCCATGAAAACAGTATTCTTTTCAACTTTAACTACTCGAAATTTTGTATTTCTGGGGAACAAAATCTCATATTCTCCTGGATTATATTTCCGTATATCCCGCCCCGTCTTACTATAGATAGCCATTTGAATGTCCATCGATTCATCAAATATTTTTGTTCCAGAAGATGTATATGCCGGATATGTCATTTCTGTCCCAACCATATGCATCTCCCAAAATTCATCAATGTCTACTATCATATCACTGCAAATTGAGCGATAGACCGTTCCCTCATAAACAGGCATCTTTTTCAGTGCAGAATCAAGGGCATCCGCCATTGCCCGTTGTTCCTTAGTTAATGGGTCTCCATTCCTTAACGGCGCATTGATTTTATAGCTTCCACTACTGATGTATTCGTTAAGAGCCCATTGTTCTGCTTCTGTAAACTTTAATATAGCATCTACGAAGACGGGTGTCAAACCGTCCTTGGCTCCACCGTCCACAAAGGCCGCTTTCCACGCCTGATAATTCATATTGGCCGGGACATAGTACACTTCCCCTTCAGCGTTCCGGGCGATTCTTTCCCCGTCCATATCGTCATAATAGGGGCAAGTGGTTCCCCGGCAATTACTTGATAAAAACCCATTGCAGAGGTATAATGTGGATTGAGAGGAGATGTCATAAACATGGCCGGTAAAAAATCGTCTATTAACCCCGATGATGTTATCAAGCTCTATAACTCCGGGAAAAGCGTTGCAGAAATCACAAATATCTTTGGCTGTACCCGGAAGCCCGTTGTTCGCATTCTGAACGAAGCCGGAATCCCGATCAGGCAGCCCAACGCCAGAAAAGAACTCCCCATGGATGAAATTATCGCCTTGTATATTTCCGGCAACAGCGTCAATGAAATTGCCAGACGGTTTTCCGTTGCTAAAACGGTCATTAAGCGCCGTTTGCTGGATGCGGGTGTTGTAATGAGATCCTCTGCGGAAGCTAACCAATTGATGATGTGTAATCGAACCCGTGAGGAGAATGTCAGCAACGTTCAAGCCGCCCATAACGCCATCAGAGGTAAGACCTATACCCACAAGGAACTGTGCCAAAGAGCAATTTCCAGAGAGCGCACCTTCACCCAATTCAGAAGCCCTTATGAGCGGCAAATCGCTGAAGAACTTACCAACAGAGGAGTCAAGTTTATTCCGCAAAAGGCTGTTGATAAATATAACATTGACTTTGCCATTTTCGATAGCATCGCCCTTGAGGTCTTTGGCGGTGGTTGGCACGCTTACGGGCGACATGGTGCCAGATTTGAGGAACGAAGTAAAAAGCTGTTCAACAGTGGGTATACAATCGTCATGTGCTGGGTCGGATTCAACTATGAGTTCATCCCATCCGCGATAGTAGATTACTTGATCTCCCTGAATAAGATTCTTGGCTCTAACCCATCCACAAGATGTAAGCATTATATGATTCGGGGTGACGCTCAATCTTCTGCCATTGGCAGTAGTGAACTCAATTATCTCACCTGAATAATCACTTTGCAGGATAGCTTCTCCATCTGGGGAAGCTATCCTTGTTTCTGGTAAAACGCAATTCGGGTGGAAAGGTGGAACGGTCACACCGGGTTCGTATTGGGCCAGCGGGATCACCGTTCCATCAAGGCCCCCGCAAACCGAACAAGTACGGGAATCCAGCGTTTCAAGGATTTCAATTTTTTCAATATCCAAATCCTTGTATGCTTCCTTGGTGGCTTGGGCGTTGAAATAACTGGTCTCCGTATGAACCAACCGCCTTGCCTTATACCGGGAAACCCCAAACTGCTTTTGAATGGCCTGAATGGTCTTTTCCCGGGAGTCCCCCCGCAACATTCCTTGAACCAGATTTTTATGAACGCTGTCAACCAATTCCGCCTTGTTCACCCAGCAGCGATCCCGAAAAGTACGCCCGTCAGTTGTCCACGGCTTTGAAATTAAGGTTTCAAGTTTCTGTTGGTTCAAGCCGGTCATATCCCACCCAAGGCCAATGCCTTTCTGAATCTCAAAGGCCGTGTGGGTGTAGCCGTTCCCCACCACTTTCTTCAGCAGGGAATCCATTTCATCCACCTGGTTCCCATACAGAAGTTCAAGCTGTTGCTGAATCTCCATCTGAACAGCTTCCAGCCGGGAAACATGAACCTTGGCAGACGCATTTTCAAGGCGTTTCAGCCAAGTGGGATCCAAACCGGCCTTTTCCCCGGCCTGAATGTACTGATCCACCGTCCAGCGGAATTCTTCAAGCTGCCCGGTGGTCAAGAGCTTCCGGGCATCGGCAAGGCTGATCTGATTGTTCACCGCAAAGCGGCCATACCACGCTTCAATTTCCTTCTGAACAGACCGCCCAGCTTCCAAATACATCTGTTCAATAGCCTGAATGGATTGTTCCGATTGCTTGAAGGCAGTATCTTCCAGAATGGAAAACCGGCCCCGCCAATAATCCGCATTTTTCACAGGGCCAGCCCCTTTCTAAAAAATAGTAAAAGAAAAGCACCCTTTCAGATGCTTTTCTCAATCAACATATCAGGTTAATGCGCTGATAATAATTTGATACCGTTCACGGGATGGCTTGCAAATCCCACGCCTGTAACAGCTCAAAGACGCTTTGCAAATGTTTGTTCGGCGGGAAAGCTCTTCCTGACTGATCCCCGCCGCATCCATCAGCTTTTGAATCAGCCCACAATCAATGGGGCCTTCAAGGGCCGCTTGCGGCTCTGCCTGAACCGTGGGGATATGGAATCCTGCCTGTTCCAAAAACCCAAGCACATAGGGCAACCGCTCATTCCGACAGGTGGCGGCAAGTTGGGCCGCCTTCATGTAATCGTCTGGGGTCAATTCCCACCGTTTTGCCAAAAATGCCGCTGCACAACGGCAGCTCATTATGATGATTGAAACCCAATCAGACTGTGAATAGAATTATTTCTCCCCGCCGTTGTCCCCATCGTCTGGATTGCCCCCACCAAAGGCCCCGGCGTATTCTTGGGCCTGTTGTATGGCTTTATCCTTTTCTTTCTTGATCCGGGCCAGTTCCGCTTCCACATCCGTTGTCCACGGGTGCTGTTCCACAATGGTTTCATTGGACAGAATACCAATGGATTTGGAACAATTATCAATGCTTTCACTTTCATTGATCAGAATATCCCGGCTGAAAGTAATGTTGATTTCCTCACCTTCAAAATCGCCCTTGCCCCGGTTTGCCAAATCCATATTGACAAACCACAGCAGTTCTTCAAAGGCCGCTTGAAACTCTGTTTCCATTCCGTTTGCGTCAAGGTCAATATCAGAATACATGGATTGGATGTTCATTTGGTTTGGGTTGTTCCCCATCCGGTCATCCTTGGCATCATACCCACGGGCATTGTTGATTAGGGCCTTTTTCAGCAGTTCCAGAATGGATTTATAATTTTCAGAATTCACTTCCACAGACAGGGTTTCCACCCCGCCATCCCCCCGAACCTTCACGACTCCATAGGTGGCAAGGTTACGGCGGAACTCCCCAAGGTTCTGCCCATCGTAGTTTTTCAGAACCAAAATGGTGTTCCTTGCGTCCTCTTGCATATTGTTTTCAAAATCGGAAAGAAGGGTGTTGATCCCATCTTGAAGGGATTTCACACGGTTCAGCAGGGGAATTTCCTGTTTGTTATACTTGAACGGGATCAGGGGAATCCGATCCCAATTCAGCAGGGTTTCTTCCTCACCCTCGGAAACGGTGAAATAGCTTTCGTGTTCACCGGCTTCCACATCGGGGGTCAGAATATCATTCTTGAAGATGTACCGCCACAGGCCATCAGGCTTGAAAATCTCCACCCGCTCCACGGTTTCTTTCTGATAGCCGTTCCAAACCTCTTGGGCATATAGACGAATGGCACAATCCAGAATGGTGTGATCATCGTCCGCCCAAAAAGGAAGGATTTCATGGGCAGGGAAATGCTTGAAGGCCAGTTCCCCCTTTTCGTTATAGTAGGGGAACAGCCAACCGATCCCGCCCAACAGGGCATCTTCACACACATACTTTAACAGGCGGCGGAACCGGCGATTGAATACGGTGTTCAGAATGTCCACATAGGCTTTATTCTCACAGTTCAAAGAAAAGGGCTTGCCCACAAGGTAGTTGGTTTTCTGATCCACCATCAAGGCAAATTGATTGTCAACCAACTTGTTATTGGGCAAATTTTGAACCACTTGAACCTTGCCATCTTCCCCAATAATGGTTCTTTGCCGCTGAAGAATATCATGTTTCCCCTCATAATACAGGGAACCGGCCATCTGTTCTTTGCGGCGCTTGCTGTCCCGCCAATCCTTGATTTCTGCGGCGAAAAACTGAAGTTCCGTCATTCCAGTCAACCCGCCCTGAAAGATCAGGCGATTGATCCGGGTGGTTTCTGTTTCATAGGCCATAATCAATCACCATCCTTCAGACAATCAGCAGAATTGAACAAGGTTTGAAGTTTGGGAAACTGAATGGCGATCCAGTCAACCACTTCTTCATTTTCGGCCCACGAATTACAGGAAAGGCCAGATTCAAACAAAAGGGCGTGGGTCAGTTCATGCCTGATCACTTTCCGCTGGTAGTGGGCAAGATCACCCTTGGCATCCGGGGAACCGGTGCTTTCGGTCATATCAGAAACCGCAATTTCCTTGGTGCTGGTGTCGCAATACCCATCACAATCTTTCAGGGCCGGGAAATCCACAGTGGTTCCTTCATGGATTGCATAAGGCACACCCAAAACGGTGACAACCTTCAGCAGATTTTTCATGTTTGGGCGCTCCCTTCATTGTCACATATCCACAGGCCCTTGAAAACACAGGGTTTCCGGGGCGGTTTGTTACTAATCTGTTATTCAAAGCTGAAAGTGCTTCCCACAAGCACATCTTCCAGCGCATACCGCATGGCATCCATCAGGTGGTTGAAATCATCAATGGGAACATTGATCTTGGCCCCAAATTTATCTTCCGCCCAAGTGTAATTTGAAATTTCCGTGATAAAGTTCACACATCGGGGGTGAACAACGATTTCATAATCCTGAATGTACTGAATCCCATTGTTTACGCTGTCTTTACCTTTTCGGGCGGCGCTGATATGGGGCAAGCCTTCTTCACGCAATTCGTCAATGCTCTTTGGCTCCGCACAATCGGCCTTGATCCGTTCCTTGCCATACCCCATGTGGGTGACTTTCTCGCAAATGCGCCGGTTGGTTAGGGCCTTTTCATACAGTTCATCAAACACATAGATTTTCCGGTTGGCCTGATCCACAAGGCCGCAGAAAAGGGCCGTTGGATCATTGGTATAACCAAAGTCAAGCCCAAAGGCCGATTGAATACCGGCTTGGGCGCTGATTTTCTGCCAGTCAAAGGCTTCTTCCCGCCATTTCTCGAAAATCAGGCCATCCACAATGCCCCAACCCCCAAGGCCAGCGACTTTATAGCGCCGGGGGTTGTTTTCCCTCATGGTTTCAAAAACCTTCAGATCAGCGGCATCCAGCCATTCATTACACAGGTAATTGGTGGTTGTGGCGTAAATCTCCCCATCCGGGCTGATCCAGCTATCATGGAAGCGGTATGTGGGATTGCCTTGCCCGTCCTTTCCGATGACTTCCCCAAAGAACCGCTTTCTGATCCAGTGTTTTTCATTCCACGGGTTGAAGGTTAGGGTGATTTGCTTGAACAGGCCGGTTTCCGGGGGAATAGCGCCACGGATTGATTCATCAAGCATATCAAAATCACTTTCGTTCATAATTTCGTATGCTTCTTCAATCCAAGCCCAACACAAGTAGCCGTGTTCAACCGTAATAGAAGTTACCTTTAAGGGATCATCAAGGCCCCGGAAATAGATTTTTTGGCCGGTGGGCTTATAAGTCATTTCAAGGGGGCTTTCCTTGATCTCCCAAAAGGCTTGAACGCCCAAACGGTTGATTGCCCACTTCAATTCAGTGAAGCAGGAGTCCTTCAAGGTTCTGAACACCTTGCGAACCACAAGGGTATTGGCTTCCGGGTATTGCATCATTTGCTTGATAGTGTTCAGCGCCGTGGTTTTGGATTTCTTGGACGCCCTGGAACCCTTGCAAACCCGGTAACGGCCTTTGAAGCCCCAAAAGGCGGCATAGCCCTTGCCAACCACTCCAGGCAGAAAAACCCGCTTGGCGTTGGGGCTAATCTTCAAGTTGATCATCCCCCGTGATCACCACCGGAACCACACCATCAATGCCCACCTTATCCGTAAACAGGCCAAACCGCTTGCCGATCAGTTCAGCGGCTTTCAGCCGTTCCTTGGCTCCAACCTCTTTGGGAGTCAAGGTCTGAACCCCTTCCCCGATCAACAGGGGGATTTGTTCAGTGTGTTCCCCCCGCATTACAGCGGTTAGATACTGCAAAACTTCAGTGGCATCAGCGATCTTGTCAGAATGAAGCTGATCAAGCTGTTCTTGGATGTAGGCTTTCAAGTCAGGTTTAGCAAGGTTTTCACTTGCCATCTGCTTTGCTGTCTTGGCCGAATACCCCGCCTTGATTGCCGCATCCGTGGCGTTCCCGCTGATCAGGTATTCATCACAAAACTTCCTTTGCCGTGGTGTCAAGGTATTCACCCCCTTCAGCATTTTTAAAAAGAAAAGCGCCCCCGGTTTCCCGTTGGCGCATTTCTACAAAACCATTATAGCACATCTGAGTGTGTCATAGTGTGCCATCTTTCACCCTTTCCGCGAATGCCACTAATGCGATCCCGTGAATACGATGGATTTGCCGAATAGAAAAATTCAGGTCAACCGCAATCTTTTCCCATCGCTCCCCTTGCACATACCGGGCAATCAGAACATTTTGCTGATCCTTGTCAGGAATTTGATAGATAACTTTCAAGGTATCTTCCTTCAGCCTGATCAGGTCATCAATCCGGGCATTGATTTTCCGTTCAAGTTCATCAATCCGGGCAAAGGTTTCTGCCAGCCGATCCTTTGGCCCTGAAGTCTGTACCCGATCCGGCTGCAACTCATAGCTTTGACTTATCAAGCTGGCGCGCAAAGTTTGGGTCGTAGCAATCAGCCGATCAATCAACCGATCGGTTTTGCGAATTTGGGCAAGGTATTCTTTAGCTTTGGCCAACGCCAAAGCTAACCCTGGCTCGCTCATCTTGGCTCTCCCCCCTTATTTTCTTGGCCCTGCTGTGTTCTCTGGAATCACCTGGGGCATAGCCTGTTGATCTGGTACCATCTCCACCGACACCACGCTGGCACCGCCAAAGCGCTCCAAATACATAGCCAAGTCCTCTTTGATGCCTATGGCTTGTCCCTCAGGCGCGTCCACCTCAACGGTAATCACCAGCATTGCCTATCCATCCTCTCTCAATATCAGTACATACCGCCCCACTACATCATGCGCTGTTCCAGCCGGAGCAGCTTACCCTCAGTCTCAATCGCCCGCTGGCACACTTCCGTCCCCCCCCTGGTTCATCTGGCCACCCCCATAAAGCTCTCCCGGAGCTGGCCGAACTCCACCACATGGAACCGACCCAGGGGATGGACATAGACCACCTTCCCCCGCATGGGGCTGATGTCTCTGCTCCCCCTGGCCTCAAAGGTGATAGGCGTGCGGATTACCGTGTCCCCCACCTGCACCCGGCCTTGGCTGGCGCTCTGGGCTGCCTCCCGCCTATGTACACACTTCTTTTTCACCATTGCCTCCCCTTTCTCCATCCAAATTAGAAGCTGCCACCAAGGAACGGACATTCCAGCGCCTTATAAAAATCCTGCTCTATCTGCCTTTTCACATTCTCAAGGTAACTAGCCGTTGTGGTATACCCATTTTGGCAGTCTTTCTGAACTGATTTATCTTTTATTATTGGCACACTCGCCTCGTTGACGGATTTCCTCTTACTTAGTTTGCTCATCGTCTTCATCCTGCTCCCTCTTATGGTTTTTATCCAATCAGATCAAACAGAGAGATGGTCTCTTCCTTCTCCTCAAATTCCTTCAGGTATCCCACAGCATCCCGGAAATAGTCCCCGTTCAGCTCGATGCTATAGCCACGCCGCCCAACCTTCATAGCCTGAAGCGCTACCGTTCCAATCCCTCCAAAGGGATCCAGCACCAACTCCCCGGGACTGCTATACCGGTTGATCAGACGGTCCACAATGTCCAATTGAAGCGGGCATACATGCAGCGCCTGCCTGCGCTGGCTCTGGCTGGTGTTCAGCGTCCGCATCCGGTTGATGTCGTCCCACACCTGATCCGTCCAACTCCCAGGCGCCACTACCATAAATGTGGCCGGCAGATGCCCATCTCCATCCAGCTTCCTGGCCAATGCCACATGCTCCTCATAGCTGTACACCGTCCCCCGGCTGTACTTGCGATATGCCCTTTGCAATCGATCCACCGGCATCCCCTCCAGCTCCTCCCGGGTCACCAGCCTGTCCCCGGAGGATCGCCAATACCCGTGGGCATCGATCTGCCACTGCGCCCGTGTGTACTCCTGCTTATCTTTTTCCACCGGCTGGTCCGCATAGGCCTTGGCCCGGTCTGTGGGCAGCTTGCGAAACAACAAAATATACTCTGGGCATCCAACGCCCATCTTTGTGCCGTCCTTGCACTGCTCCGTCCAGCCCAGCCGGTAGGTCTGATTGTTCTCCCGTACCACATCTGTCACCACGGTAATCATGCCGAAATAGGCAAATCCATGGCGCATATAATGCTGGATGCACAGGGCGTGGAATGGCTCCATGGTGGGCATCCCCATCCCTGTGGCGTTTCCGAATAGAACCCGATCTTTGACGTGGCAGGCGAATACACGCCCAGGCTTCAGCACTCTCAGCAGATTGGGCGTCAGGTAGTCCATTTGGTCAAAGAATTTCTCGGTATCCTGGTTGTGCCCAAAATCGTTGTAGCTAGGAGTGTACTCATAGTGGTTGGAAAACGGGATAGAGGTGACGATTAGATCTACACTGCTTCCCTCCATCCGGGCCGTCTCCTCCACACAGTCATTGTTAACAGCTGTAAAGTTTTTTCCTTTGACTTCCACCCGCTTCACCCCTATGCTTCTGGTCAGGGCCGCCTCTATCTCAACGCCGCCCAACCCATATTTTTTCACAATCTCCCGCATCCTGTCCTGAAGCCGTTTGTGCTGCTCCCACTTATCCATCAGCGCCCGGTAGATTGGCTCCTCCGCCTCCGTCAGGATAATGTCGATGATCACCCGCTTTGTCTGGAGAAAGCGATAGATCCGGTGGACGGCCTGGATAAAATCGTTGAACTCATAGTCAATGCCCACAAAGATGGCCCGGTGACAGTGCCGCTGGAAGTTACAGCCGGATCCGGACAGGCTTTTCTTGGTTGCAAACAGCCTGGTTTTCCCTCTGGAAAAGTCCATCACCCGCTGCTCCCGCTCCTCATAATCCATCGATCCGCAGATATCCACCACTCCCGGTATGACGGACTTCAACGCATGGCGCTCCGCCTCCCGGTCATGCCAGAGCAGGAAATGCGCTCCCGGATCGCTGTCCACAATCTCTTTTGCCTTGGCCACCCGCAGGGCAATGCTCTCACGCTTCTCTTTGGCCGCCGCCTGGATGGACATGGTCACATCGCTGATAATCTTGTACTGTCCATCCCGGTCCACATTGCTGTTGTAGCGGTTGGACACAACGTGCCGGCGTACCTCCATTGACGGCAGGTCATACCCCTCATCGCAGTAGCCTAGATCGGACGGGCGGGTGATCACCAGCGCCCAGCTGGACACCCACAGCCAAAACTCATCCTCCATGTTTGGATACAGGGTCAGATTGTTTGCTTTCGTGCTGTCCCTCTGAAAGAACCGTGTCAACGCCTGCCCGGTATCCATCACTTCCAGATAGCCAGCGTAATGAATCAGTTCTTTATACCGGTTTGGTGACGGCGTGGCAGTTGCTACAAGTTTATATGACACTCCCCTGAATTTTTCCAGAAACGTCTGATAGGTCTTACTCCCAAAACTCCGCAGGACAGACGCTTCATCCAGGCATACGGCAGTGAAATACAAAGGATCTATATCACCATCCCGGACTCTCTCATAATTTGTCAGGAGAATCTCCGCCTGTGAATCAAACACTTCCTGCATAGTCCGCACATACTCCGGCTTCCCATATCCCAGCACCTGCACCGCATCCCGCTGGAACTCCTGCTTCACTCCCAAAGGGCACACAATCAATGCCCGATATCCTTCGTGCCGGATCGCCTGTCTGCAAAATTCCAGTTCCTGCACCGTCTTACCAAGCCCAAAACTCTCAAACAGAGCACGCCTGCCACCCTTCAACGCCCATGCAACGGCATCTCTCTGGTGCGGCTTCAGCGCCGGATTCAGTTCCGCCGGATCGATGACAAATCCGCTCTCTGTTGCCAGTTCTATCTTTGTCTCTAAAAATTCTCTGTAATTCATCTCTCAAAAGGAATCCGATGCATCTTTCCCGGCCGGGGATTCGGTCTCCTTTCTTCGCTAATATACAATTTTTAACACGGTCCGCCTTCCGCTCCATGAAAAGCCCCTGCAGGATACAGCCAGGTATCTTTCACATACATGTCGTCTGCTGCAAATTTTCCTGTCAAAAGGCTTCGGACTGCCTGACTATCTCCATAAAAGACACAAGGCGGAGTATCGCCGACGAACGTATCCAGATCACATTTATTATCCAGGGTAAATCCAAGAATCTTTTCATCCTGTTTCAGCAGATTATACTCTTCTGGATACAGTTCCCGAATTCCGGCAAACAGTTTCGGAGTTGAAAAGATACACATGGCGCAGGAGCAACGGTTCCACCCCGCCCGATAGCATGGATG